GGCAGCAAAGCACCCTTCAGCATGATGACGCAAAGCTCTATGACTCCAGTGTGCAATAATTTTTTTAGATTCGTCAAACCAATCATGTATAGGTTGGTAGTCTTCTGTTTTACCACCCCATTTTTTAACTGATGATACCGAATGATAATAACAATTAGCCATCTAACTCCTTTGTTTTTACATATTTATGATAGATAGTATTTATTAAGTCAGTCTTTTCTTGATGCATTTTGTTAAATGCTCTTACCATATGGATAATATCCATATCACCTAACTTAATATAATCTCCTCTTGATTCTGATAAATATGTTTTCTCTAGCTGTTCAACCATATCTCTTGGTATTGTTTTACCAGCTATCTTCATAATACAAATTAAATCACCTACTTTCATTTTCACCTTTCACTTTCTTTTTAATCATTACAATCATTGAATTTAAAATATCTGCGGCAGCACCTATGAAATACAAAGTCCAAATAAGTGCAGATAAAATGCCAACAAATAGCATTTTCCAAAATTTAAAAAACTTCGGTATCACCTCTGCTACATTTGTGCGTAGTATTTCTATCTGTTTTTTGATAACGCCATTCATAAATATACCTCTTTCGGATTATATTTCTTTCTTTCTACAATACAGCTCTCTCATCATGGGAGAGCTATGTGCGTTGCTTATATCCAACAGGTGCAACGCTAACCTGCTAACAAGCGAGGGAGAGGTAAGACGCTTACCTTCTACGCTTAGGATTCTTTAATGTCATACAATGCAATGATATGCTTTAGTCTTTCATATATAGGATAAGCATCTATATCATGCGTATTCTTATATGCTAAAGCTTCTTGTTCTAGCAAATATTGTTTTAAAACTTTTCTAAGAATAAATATTTCTTCAGAATTTAGTTTCATGTTTAGATACTTTGTAGTCGTATCTTGCTTCTTCGGCATTGTCCATATGCTCCTGTATATCCTGCGGTAGTGTAATACCACACGCAGTTATTCTAGCTAGAAACTCTTGTTGTTCTATCTTACATTCTGCATAATCATAGTGAGCTTTATCTAGCTCGTCTTGGATTTGTTGTTTGTATCTTCCCATTTTTGTTTCCTTTCCATTTGTATGTATTCTCTTTCTTCTCTAATCATACGATTAATAGATTCTACATACTCAATGTTTTCTTTGGCAAGTACAATACCATAGCCAATGATTACTGCAATTATAACTAGCATTATAAATGTCATATTAGTTCCACCATTTCCTTTCTTCTGCTTGTTCTCTTTTAACTACCTTGTATGGTAGCTGTACAGTTTTAGGCATATACTTTGCAACAGCAAAGCATAAACCTAGAACGATTCTAATTGGCAACATGATTGCAAACCAAAGCCATTTAGCTGCAACATTCATAAGCCAATTTTGTATTTTATTTAGCATATCTACTCCTTTAGTTTCTGTTGTATTCATATAACTCCAATCTTATTCTTTTGTCAGCAGGTGTCATATGATTGTATAGTCTTTCAAGATTAACTATAAAATCATTTCTACTTCCTTGATTCTTTAACTTAGCAGAAAAGTTCTTTAGTTTAGTTTCAAATGTTTTCCATCTGAATTTATGATCTTGCATCATAACCATCATAGCTAATACAAATGATCTTTTCTTGTAGTACTGGAAGTACTCGCCTACTTTGTTAACAGATCTTGCCCAAGTCTTGCCTTGTTCTAAGTTCTTGATTACAAACGTACCTTCTTTAAAACCTTTAAGTTCTTTAGTAGCACAGTAACCTTTGTCATTTAACATGGCTATACACTCAGTTAATCCAAACTCATAAGTTCTGTGAAACCATTCAAGTAACTCATAGTCGTGATTACCTAGTTTAACATAAGACATAAGATACTCAGTTAGCGTCCACTTACGAGCTACCGAGTTTAACTTTCTTACGTCTTCAAGACCTATATTATCTTTCATGATATAACATATTGGAAGACCAGCAATTTTGTATGCTTCCAATCTGTGTTGTCCTTCAACAACATTCATTTTATCATCTACAATAATAGGTACTTGTAGATCCTTTTCATTTATAGCTTCTACTAATCTTCTTACGTGAAGCTCATTTACAGCTCTATTACCTTTAAGGTATTTAAATAGACTGTAATCTTTAGTTTTATATATCTTATTTTTATCCATATTATTCCTCCTTTTAGGTTTATGAATTTCGGCAGCAACGCCAGTGAGTTGCAACGCCGAACGATAGTTTTTACAGTTTAGAACCATTCTAAATTGGCTTTAACGATAAAAAAAACCTAGCGACCAATTAAGATCGCTAGGTTATAACAGATTACTTTTTCATAGCTTCTTGTAATCTAGCTATGTTGTACTCTTTCATCTGTGCTTGTTTAGTTACATCTTTAGCTGATGCTTTAGCTTTTGGTACAAATTTCTTACCAAATGCAACTTCATAAGCTAGATGCAACTCATTGACGATCATCTCTGCACGTTTAATGTTTAACTCTTGTGCATCTCGTCTGAATATTAGCTTGTCTACATTTAGCATTGATATTTCATTACCAACATCTTCTCTCAATGCGTTCTGCATAAGATCTCTTGTCTTGTCAGAACTAGCTATACATTGTTCTAGATGTCTAGTGAAACAACCAATAATACTATTAGCGTTCCATTCAGCTAACATAGTCCAATCTTTATGTTCAGCAAATGGTGTAATTACATTATTGAATAATGCTTTAACACCTGCTCTAACATCAACAGAATCTAATACATCATGCATAGATTCTAGTCTGCTATCTGAATAGTCAGCAGATTGTACTTCACTTACTTGTGTCATATATACCTCCATTGGTTAATGTATTTAACTCGCTGTTAATCTCAGCAACCTTATCTTGATCACCTTTAGATTCAGCTTCTTCTTTTAAGCTACATAGCTCATTAACTCTCATCTTATTAGAGTCATCAACTATCAACTCATAGTATTTAACATAGTCCATAGTACCTCCTTTGTTAGTGCATAACGCACGTGGACAAGGGTGCAGTCATCACGAGGCAAAGCTCAATGGTTGAATGCGACACAGGGGTTGCACATTCGTGCGACCTTCGTGTCCTCGCCGAAGCAAAGCGAAGGGCATTCCCATTGAGGCAAACTCGTGATACAAGCACCTCCAATCCACGTGTGTGTGGGGGACCCATAGCAGTACTGAGTAACGCAAGATAATGCGTTTAAGCATTATCGAGTAACGCAGGGGTTTCACAGGCGAAGCCAATAGCGTTCAACTACACTTACGAAAAGCGAAGCTTTTGCGTTTGTGTATGTTGTTAGCGAATATAGCAGCGACCCTAGGAGCTGCGTAAAGTGAAAACTGCGTATGGGGTTTTAAGTGTCGCCTTTGGCGACTCCACTACATTTAGTATTGTGAGTTTGACGAACAACTAAAGTGCTGTAATTTTGCTTGACACGACATAAAATTAAACTTACGTACCTATAAGGGTAGAATAATAATTGATTATGAAAGATGACTTAACAGACAAGCAAAGACAGCTCGTTGATACTATCGTAGCAACTGGTTGTAGTATAAAGGAAGCTGCAGAAAAGGCAGGATATTCAACAAAAGGCAGTAAAGAGGCAGGTAGAGTAAGTGCTTCTCGCACACTACGTTTACCAAAGGTACAACAGTATATGCAACAGAGAGTGGCACAAACTCTTGGACTTGGTGCAGTAAGTGCGAGTAAACGACTGATAGAACTTTCAACAGGGGCGAGATCGGAGTATGTACAACTGGAAGCGTCCAGAGATATACTAGATCGAGTGGGACTGAAAGCACCAGATCGTATAGCTCACAATTTACAGGGGGATATTAAGATTAATATAGACCTATCGTGAGGCGTTGGTACGCACCCACACATTTAGAATCGACAGATTCGGAGGGTGGGGGCGAAACTCACCAGCTTTAGCTGACGAGGCGTATGTCACAGACAACAGGGTTCAAATTAGTACATCATGGCAAAACAGAAGTTTAAAGATATAGTTATCCATGAAAGGATTCCTAAGAGTACGAATATTGGAAGAAGACCTAAAAAGTCTTCAATGAACAAACACAGAAAGCGTTCGTGGAAGAAATACAATGGACAAGGTAAATAAATACATCAAACAGCTGCAGGTATGGTCTTTGTATTATAGAGAAGGCATTGTGGGATTCTGGCTAGGCTTTTTATTTTTTTTGTTGCTAAGTGCGTTTATAAATTTTTTTTAATTCTATAAGCTCAATCCTCCAAAAATCAAAAGGAGGAAATATGAATTACAAGGTAAATATATGGAAAGATGATTCTCTCAAAAGAGAGATTGTATATACTGCAGATAATGATATACAAGCAATACAGATGGCTAGTGCAGCAACACCAGATGGTTGTAGATCTACATATGAAGAAATAACAGAGGAGCAAAAATCATGCCTTATGGAAAAGGAACCTATGGTTCAAAACGAGGAAGACCAAGCAGTAGCTTAAAAGGTAAACAAAAAAACCTACCACCTGCTTTAAAAAAAAAGATAATGGCTGCCAAGAAAAAAAAGTAATGGCAACCAAAGCTGAAAAAAAGCATATGGATAAGGTAGCACAATTAGGTTGCTTCGTTTGTGAACGACCTGCTGCCTTACACCATATTAGACCCAAAGGAACTGGCATAGGAAGAAGAACTTCTCACTTTGAGGTGATCCCCCTTTGCCCAGATCACCATCAAGGAAAGTTTTCAATTCATATGTCTAAGAAAGCTTTTGAAGAAAAATATGGTACAGAAAAAGAAATCCTTG